AATCGAGTGCATTCATATCCCATTTGGTTTTCTTCACACTGTCACTCAGTACAACCCAAGTATCTTGACTGTCTGGACGAGGACCAAACAATTTGGCTGTTTCTTCCATGCCATTTTCCGTCATATCGTATCGCAAAAGACTCAAGAATTTATTTTCCATATTGACTGACCAAAGAATGCGCCATGAATTGTCCAAGTAAATATCACTGTTCGCAAAAACAACAAGAACATTTTCAGGAACATTCTTTTGGATCCAACCAATCACATCCCCATAGGTTAGACGATGGCCAAGAATTTCTTGCTGAATCTTGGGGCTTTGAACAGGAAACTTTGTACTCAAATCTTCTTCATTTAATAAAACAATCTTGTCGAGCAAGGGATTTTCTACATTCTTTTTCAAACAATGGCTCACTTCACGTGCTCGCTTTGCTCTTGATGGAACATAATACTGGGAAATCATCCAGAGTTGCTTGGGTTTCACTCTTTCTTCCGTACAAGAAATGCTGCGATTCGCTTGTCCTTTCAATCCCATAACAGTATGTTCACGCAAAAGAAGAGAAGCAAGAAGTCCAGCATCATTCTTTGAACCGTCCCAACCTTCTCCTACAAACGGATACATATCACGGATTTCATCCAAACAAATCACATTCGAAACCTTGAGTTCTTTGAGTTTCTGCTCACCAACAGCGTTTAATACATCTTTGGACGCAAAGATAATCTTCGCATCATGAGTATTTCCTTGAAGAATCCATTGTGCGTCCTTTTCAAGTTCATTTGGATCACAAAGCACAAGCACATCAGTATTTTCAGTATAATTCTTTGAATCAAACACTCCTACATCATAGCGAGACCAGAGGGAATCAGTAACTTTAGTATCAAACCAAACAATGGTTTTTCTATCTCTATGAATACTGGTTTCAGTCTGAATGATACGAATGGGTTTTCCCGTTTTTGGGTGAGTGCCAATCATCTGTATTAAAAATGAGGTTACTATTTAAGCATTTACCTCTTTTAGTCATTAAGAAATGGAACGCGTGGATATTGCATATCTTATCAATACAACACCCAAGTATTTCTATTTACTTCCACTTCATTTGTTGCTTCTTCGCCGCTACGCCCCTACTTGTCAGTGGCCTGTTTACCTAGCAACAGAAGAACCAAATCATCCAATGCTTGCGGACCTGGAAGAAAAGTATAATATAACAATCATAGAACTTACACAAGAAGAATCTGGATTTCTGGAGAGTCGCGCAGCCTCCATTCGCAAATTACCTCCTCATATTCAGCATGTACTCCCAATGCAGGAAGATTTCTTATTAGAAAGATTTGCTGATGAAATAAAGATTAAGGAAAGTTGTCTTCTTCTTGACACCGTGAAAACGATTGGTTCCATTCGTTGGATGCCGTGTCCTGGGCCTCAAACTACAACACCCTACATAGAAAACTATGCGCTTATTACCGAACAGGATACCTACAAATATGTTTTTCAAGCAACCCTTTGGAGACGTTCAGTTATTGAAGAATGGTTTACCAAACTTGTAGAAGACTTTGATAAAGAATTTCCTAAATCCATGCCTGTAAAGGAAAGGATGTTCCATCAGATTCGCGCAAATTATGCCGAGAATCAAAAGGGACAAGAGAAATTTTGGAATTGGTTTGGTCATTTCAAACATTTAGCATGGATTCGTGCTCACAAGGCACCGAATGCGGTTTATATGAGTCCTTGGCCTTATCGTCCAACTGCGGTTGTAAATGGTAGGCTAGAAAGTTGGGCGGTGGAAATGGCAAAACGAGAAGGATATATTCTTAAGGAAACTGGTAGTACGTAGGAAGTTCTTGAGCAAGAACTTGATCAATCTTTAAATTAAGGCCTTTGTAGATGGATGCAGTGGACAATGTAGAAGCCGTAATCTGAAGAGTGTTTGAGATTGTACTATTCCAAGGCAGTTGTGTTTGAAGAATCGTTGTGTAATTTATAGAAATATTGTTGCGCTTTGCATCATCAATATACCCAGCATATGTATTGTAGGGTATGTAGATAGAAGGACTAGACGTTTGAGATTGTGATTGACTAATTCTAAGTTGGACAGTTCCAGAACTTGTGAACTGATAATTATCTGTATAAAGTTGACCCTTCACATTTACAGAATAGAACTTAGGAGCAGTTAAGTCAATCGACGTTGAAAACGTAACAGGAGAAGCAAATGTATCAAAACTTATTTGTTGTTCAGTTCCTCTTATATAATTTTGTCCTACAAGCACAGGTCGTGTAATTGTACTCGTATTGGTCCAAGAAGTTCCTCCTACACCGTCACTCATAAGTACAAAACTGCTCGGTATATAGGCGTTGCTTGTACCACGAGCATAGATTGTCCGTAGTGTAATAATATCTGTATCAAGGGTCTTTCTAGCCGTTGAAGACATTTATCTAACTTGGGATTGGTAAATTTGTAACGGTAATAAACACAGAATTTAATGAACCATAATAAATTCCTAAATTGGAATCTTGGATACCAGGAGTTAATGCATACTGTAAACTGCTTGGAAGAATATGATAGAGTTTATAAGGGTTTGTATAGTAGCCTGATTGATTTTCTCTCACTCCAATATTTCTTCCTGTAAAGGTCATACGTAAAGGTGTTTGAAAGATATTCGATAATCCAGATGAAAATTGATTTCCAATTAAATAACTCGTATTGGTTACATAGGTTGAATCTGTAGTACTGACAAACCCTCCACCAGCGCCTTCAGAAATAATAAGCGTGCTCAAAGGATAAATTTGTGTAGCATTTGGTGATGTAAGCATATTTACATATTTAAATGTGAAAAGCGGATAAGCATCAACAATGATTTGACTGCTTGGAACTATAAAGTTTGAATGAAGATTGAGATTGAGATTTGCGGAAGTCCAAACAATATCTGTAGTTGCTGTGGGATTGTTTCCTACTATATCTCCATTGCTTCCAGAATAAATCATCGTGGAGAAATAAAATGAACTTAGGAAAGCAAGTTTTTCTAAAGAACTGATTGTAACTTGGGAATTGTATACATTCAGAACACCATTTCTATCAATATTTACATTGCGTCGTAGATTATCATAGGTTCCAGCAGTTGTACTCAAGAGTTGCGATGAACTTATATACCCTTTTGAACCTAAATGGTCAATCGTGGATAAAATCTGACCTCCAGTTGTCAAATAAATAGAAGAAACAGTGCTTCGTAGTTGTGTAGAACTTATATAAGAAGCCGTTCCTAAGTTTTGAACTGTAGAAAGTAATTGAGGAGAACTGAGATATCCATAATTTGAACCAAGATTGGTAATATTACTGTCTATATACGTGTAAAGTTGTGAGACTGTACTTCCAAGAGATAAACTGCTAATGTATCCTATTGTTCCAAGGCCAATGGTTGTACTTACAATGAGCGGACCAAAGGATAAATTTCCAGATAAAAACCCATCCACTGTACTGATAAGATTTCCTGATGAAATGTATTTGGTTGTACTGTAGATATCGGATACTGTACTTTGAAGTTCTTGACTTGTTATACTACCCGGTATACCACCTCTACCAATCATCGTGGACAAGGTGCTAAAAAGAAAAGCATCTTGAGTGGAAAGTGTGCTGAAGGTATTTGTTGTGATTGTAGAAAGTGTCAAGAGTTGGCTTGAAAAGGAATAAATAGTGGAAGGAAGATACGGTATAGGTGCACCAATAATGGCAGAATAAGAGGAAATATTTGTAAAAATATCCTGCCAGTTTAAGCCTCCTAGTCCATCTGTTCCAAGGATATATGTACTCGAAACTGGTAAATTCGTGTTAGAATTAATAGCAAACAGACTCCGGAAGATGATAAGGTCTGTATCTAATGAACGACCATTTAGTGCGAACGGATCCATACTATCTAATCTCTAGATGAAATAGTATGGTCGGCGGCGGCGGTTTACTTCAATTAGTTGCAATAGGTAAACAAGATATATATCTCACAGGGAACCCTCAAATTACATGGTTTAAGATGGTGTATCGTCGATACACGAATTTTTCTATTGAGTCACAGCCGATGTATTTTGATGGAGACCCTGATTTTGGAAAACGTTTAAGTTGTCTGGTTCCTCGCAGAGGTGATTTGCTTGGACCTATTCTCTTAGAAGTGACTTTACCTGCTCTCACAAATACAGATGGTACTCCAGCAAGTTATGTCAATTCCATTGGGCATGCGTTAATTGAGGAAGTTAGCGTTGAAATTGGTGAACAAGAAATTGATAGACAAACTGGTGAATGGATGGAAATCTGGTCTTCTCTAACAACATCGGCTTCACAAAAGGATGGATTTTATGACATGATTGGAAAGGTGGATGGATACAATCCACCCAGTTTAGATGGTCAAGTCAAACTCTACATTCCCTTACGTTTCTGGTTCAATAAAAATCCTGGTTTGTATCTCCCTCTCCTTGCTCTTCAATATCACCCAGTCCGTATCAATATTAAAATAAGAGATTTACAACAACTTTTCTACTCAACTGTTCTTGTAAACAATTGCAATACAGCACAAGTCAATCAAGCCAAGATTGTGAAAATGCAACTTTGGGGTGATTACTACAATCTTGATGTTGAAGAAAGAAGAAGATTTGTCTCATCCACACACGAATATTTAATTGAACAAGTTCAGTATACAACTCCTCTTTCCATTCCTGCTGCGGCTACAACTGCAAATATTCGCATTGAATTCAATCACCCCATTCGTGAGTTTATTTGGGTTCTTCAACGTTCAGTTATGACTCAATATCACGAGTGGTTCAATTACAGTAGTTTAGCCATGCATGAAACAGGACTTCGTAAAGATTTACTTGCCAATGCTCTTCTTCAACTCGACGGTCAGGATAGATTTGAAACAAGAGATGCTGGATATTTCCGTCTTGTTCAGCCTTGGCAGTACCACACTGTTGTTCCCAACGATAAATATATTTATTTGTACAGTTTTGCTTTGCGCCCTGAAGATTTACAACCGAGTGGAAGCATGAATGCTTCTCGTGTTGATTCAATTAATCTTCTCTGTGGTTTAACACCTGATGCTGATTTGTCCCCTGTTCGTGGAAATGCAACTATTATTGTGTATGCAACCAATCACAATATTCTCCGTGTGGTAAATGGATTTGGTGGACTTGTATTCACTGTGTAAAAAATTGAAACATCATGGCGAGCAAAAGTGGATAGGCAACCATGGAATCTATTCAGAAAATCTTAAAAAATAATGATAACTGTCATGATATTCTTACCCAAAAACGTATTCATCATTTACTTTCTACTGTAATTGATGAACTCGGTTGTAAGTATTTCAAAGTTCCAAAACTTATTCAATATACTGACAGTGAATACTGCACAGAAATAATTAATACACACAATTCTATCTATATTGGAATGCTTTCCAACAGTAGCAAGTACAAAGAATATCTGAATGAACTCTGTAATATTTGGAGGAGTATGTGGTATCAAGGATTTGCGTTGTATGATTTTGAACTTTACATCCAGCCTAATGGACTAATCTATATAATGGACTTTAGTAAGACTGGTTTCCGGATGACAACAGGTCCTACTCTCTTCGCATTTCCGTTTGAATTTCAAACTCAGGAGTATTTCTTTGAACACCCTTGTTTCCCAAATTCCTTTCTTCGAACACTTTTCGGGTCAGATGAATTCTTTCAAACTCTTAAAAACTATCCCTATCGTGAAAAGATAGAAACAAGAAACCCAGCGTAAAATAGCAATGGAGGCTTCCGATTTCTTACCCAAAATTCCAGTTTGGATTTATAGATTGTTAGCAGCCTTTCCAGCAACAGGGTTTCTAGGAGTAGACCACTTTGCAATAGGAAGTAAAGAAACAGGTATGGCGAAAGGTCTAGTGAATTTACTTACATTTGGTTCTTGGTATTGGTTTGATATAGTCCAAAGTTTTGATACAGAAAAAGTTGCAAGAGAAGGATTAAGCATACCTTTTTATGGTTCAGCGGGAATTGGTCAGGGAAAATTAGGCGAAGGACTCCTTGGTTCAAATGATCCTTCTGTAAAATTTTGGATAAATATTTTGGTTATTTTTGCTGGATTTAGTATTGCGGGCCTTTCAGGTCTTTACATAACGAAACCAAACCCTGTTGGTGGTGCTGCAAAAGCCATTGGTGGAGTTGCTGGAGCCATTGCTATTAGTTTAATGGGTATGACAATTGCTTCATCCTTTAAAAGTGTTGTTCCCTCCAATTTATCTGTAATTAGCAGCCTTGTTTTACCTCAAATAGG